CCCGTCGCTCCCGTGGTTCCAGCAACACCCGTCGGTCCTGTAGCGCCAGTAGTTCCCGTGCTTCCAGTTACACCCGTGGGTCCTGTTGCGCCCGTGGTTCCAGTCGTGCCAGTTACACCTGTTGGTCCAGTAGCACCTGTGGTACCCGTCGTCCCCGTTACACCAGTTGGTCCAGTCGCGCCAGTAGTGCCTGTGGTTCCTGTAACGCCAGTGGGTCCAGTGATGCCTGTAGGTCCTGTTGCACCCGTGGTTCCGGTCGTCCCTGTTGTGCCAGTTGGGCCGGTCGCTCCAGTCGCACCTGTAGTACCCGTGGTTCCCGTAACGCCCGTAGGCCCTGTTGCGCCCGTAGTTCCTGTTGCTCCAGTTGGACCGGTAATACCCGTCGGACCTTGTGCGCCAACATCACCAGTACGAGCAAAAGTAATGATTACGTCTTCGGCATTAGAGAATGAAGAAGCGGAACCAGAAACGTATGCGCAGTCAACTGCAAAATACCCAGTTTCTTCAGTTATGGAAGAAATCGTAAATAATGCAAAATCCGCAGAGTCTGCTTTATTAGAGATTCTAAAGTGGCCCTTAATGGTACTTGTTGAATCGTCTATGGTCCGCAAGAATGACTGAACATCAGTTGAACCATCAGATAAATCATCGATGAATAATTTTGTTGCTGTCGTGATATCGGAAGCGTCAAACTTTAGTTTTCCTACACCAGGGTCGCTTTGGCTTATATTCGTATCAAACGTGTAGTCAAGCGTGATGCCGCCGAAATTTCCCTGAGCACCCGTTGCACCTGTAGCACCAGTAGCACCCGTAGTCCCAGTGGGTCCGGTAATGCCAGTTGGGCCAGTCGCACCAGTGGTGCCCGTTGTTCCAGTTACACCCGTCGGTCCAGTAGCACCTGTCGCTCCTGTCGTTCCTATTATACCCGTGGGTCCTGTCGCACCCGTCGTGCCTGTCGCACCCGTTGCACCGATACCAGTCGCCCCCGTTACGCCTGTAGGCCCGGTCGGACCCGTATCACCAGTGGTTCCCGTAATTCCTGTTGGGCCTGTCGCGCCTGTGGTTCCTGTCGTGCCAGTAGGGCCCGTAGCGCCCGTAGCGCCCGTAGCGCCAGTTACTCCGGTTGGACCAGTCGCACCCGTATCACCAGTAGTGCCCGTGACACCCGTTGGGCCTGTCGCACCAGTTGCGCCTGTTGTGCCTGTTGCACCAGTTACACCCGTAGGACCTGTGGCCCCCGTAGTGCCAGTGGTGCCTGTTGCACCAGTGGGTCCAGTAGCACCCGTGGCACCGATGCCTGTCGCTCCAGTTATGCCAGTAGGACCTGTCGCTCCCGTTACTCCTGTCGGTCCAGTCGTGCCCGTGTCACCCGTAGTTCCGGTCACACCAGTGGGCCCAGTAGCCCCCGTGGTTCCTGTTGTACCCGTGGCACCAGTTATACCTGTAGGTCCGGTTATACCTGTAGGACCCGTTGCACCCGCAGTGCCTGTGGTTCCTGTTGCCCCAGTAACACCAGTCGGTCCGGTTGCACCCGTATCACCAGTAGTGCCCGTGACTCCCGTCGGGCCAGTAGCACCAGTCGCGCCCGTTGTGCCTGTAGTTCCAGTTATTCCCGTAGGACCGGTTGCTCCCGTGGTTCCAGTTGCACCCGTAACTCCGGTGGGTCCAGTTGCGCCTGTGGTTCCAGTAGTTCCAGTGGGCCCTGTCGCTCCAGTGGTACCAGTGATTCCCGTTGCGCCCGTGGTACCCGTTGCACCTGTTACTCCAGTAGGACCGGTGGCGCCCGTAGTTCCCGTAACGCCCGTAGGCCCTGTTGCGCCCGTAGTTCCTGTTGCACCAGTCGTACCTACGTCACCAGTGCGAGCGAATGTGATAATTACATCTTCGTTATTACTGAACGATGTTGACGGACCAGAAACATATGCGCAGTCAACGGTAAAATATCCAGTTTCTTCCGTGGTAGAAGAAATTGTAAATAGCGCAAAATCATTTGAGTCAAGTTTGTTCGAGATTCTAAAGTGACCCTTGATAGTGCTCGTTGAATCATCAATGGTCCGCAAGAATGATTGGACATCGGTTGAGCCGTCGGACAAATCATCAATGTAGAGAACAGTTGCGAGACTTACATCTGCGTTGTTGAACTTCAGGAATCCAGCGCCTGGGTCAGTTGCTGTCGTGTTTGTGTTGAACGTATAGTCGAGGGTGATTCCGCCGAAGTTTCCTGCCGGTCCTGTTACGCCCGTCGGACCTGTTGTGCCGGTCGCACCAGTTGCACCAACGCCCGTCGCTCCAGTTACTCCAGTTGGTCCAGTCGCACCAGTGATACCTGTTGCACCTGTATCGCCTGTTACGCCAGTCGGTCCAGTGATGCCCGTGGGTCCTGTAGCGCCGGTAGTTCCAGTTACTCCCGTAGGCCCTGTATTACCCGTGATACCAGTAGCGCCTGTTATGCCAGTCGGGCCAGTCGCACCAGTGGTTCCTGTCGTGCCCGTGGCTCCCGTGATACCCGTAGGACCCGTTGCACCAGTATCGCCTGTGGTTCCAGTGATTCCCGTCGGACCTGTTGCGCCGGTTGCGCCCGTAGTTCCTGTAGAACCCGTGATACCCGTAGGTCCGGTAGCGCCAGTGGTTCCAGTAGCACCAGTTGTACCTGTTGCACCTACATCACCAGTAGTTCCAGTGGGGCCCGTAGCACCAGTCGTGCCTGTTGTTCCTGTTGGTCCGGTGATGCCAGTGGGTCCAGTGATACCCGTGGGGCCCGTCGCTCCAGTAGTTCCTGTCGTTCCCGTGGGACCAGTTGCTCCCGTATTGCCCGTTACGCCCGTCGGACCCGTAGCCCCAGTATCACCTGCAACACCCGTGGGTCCAGTTATGCCTGTAGGACCCGTCGCTCCTGTGGTTCCAGTGCTTCCAGCAGTTCCTGTGGCACCAGTAATGCCAGTTGGTCCAGTCGCTCCTATATCACCTGCTGCACCAGTAGGACCGGTTGCTCCAACTCCTGTTGGACCAGTGGGTCCAGTGCTTCCTGTAGCGCCAGTTGTGCCTGTTGGTCCAGTAGCGCCAGTATTTCCAGTGCTCCCTGTCACACCCGTCGGTCCTGTCGCTCCAGTTACACCCGTGGGACCAGTAGGGCCTGCATCACCCGTGTACGGAACGAACTTGGCACCATCAAAACGGAGAATTTGACCAGATTGAGCACCAGAAGTATCTACTTCAATGCCATCAATGAATAAAACTGGAACCTTTAGGGTGTCGTCAGTCTTAAGGACATTTGCTGCATCGCGATATAGGTTTACGTCACCAGCAGCAGAGCCATCGCCCCAAACAAGTCGTCCACCGCCCTGAACTTGCAATCTTGCATAAGTTTCGCCATCAAGAAAAATTGTTAAACCATCAGAGCCAGCAGAAGATAACTGCTTGATTGTGATTGGTGTTATAAATTTTTGAGCCATGACCTCAGTCGTCTCTTATGATGGGCCCCTCGGGGTAATATTTACTTAGCCTGTTACAATAATTCTGTATGCGCCGTTACCAATAGCACCCAAAAGGGTAACGCTGACTGTGTTGACATCGGTACGGGTGACATCACCAATAACTGTGGCCCCTGAAGCGACTTCTACAATCTGAACAATTACATCAAGGGTGTTAAAGTTGTGAACCACTGACGTTGTTGAAACATTGTCAGTATGTACTACACAGGCTTTGGTAGCAATACGGGCAAGTGCTGGGGTGCTTGTTCCGCGACCTGTTGCTTCAGCGGCTGTTGATGCCAAGTTGGTACGAGCAGTCGCTTCGGTCGTTGCGTTAGTACCACCATTAGCGATAGGGAGTGTTCCAGTGACACCAGTTGTCAACGGCAATCCAGTTACGTTAGTGAGCGTTCCTGAGGCAGGGGTGCCTAATGCTGGGGTAGTAAGCGTAGGGCTAGTGAGCGTTTTGTTAGTAAGGGTCTCAGTGCCTGCTAAGGTGGAGAGAGTTCCCGTGGTGGGCAGGGTTACGCTCGTAGTGCCGGTTGTGGTGAGCGTCGTGGCGTGTGCACCAGAGGTAGTGAGGTTCCCACCCAAAGTGATGGTTTTACCAGTGTTGGCAACCCCAGTACCACCGTACTGACCAGCAATGGCTGTGCCGTTCCATGTGCCGGTAGCAATCGTTCCAAGTGTCGTAATCGTTGATTGACCAACATAGGTGCTATCAATATCAATTGCATCTGAAGAAACAGAGATACGACCCGCTGTTCCAACAGCATTAATCGTAGTCCCACTCTTGGTAAGACCGTCACCAGCAGTGAATGACCCAGCACCAGAGAACTGGACAAAAGTTAATCCTGTTGTACCAAGGGTGATTGTGTCATTTGTTGAAAGAACAAATCCGCTGTCAGCATTTACGGTACCTTCAGAGACGAAGGTGAACATTCCTGTTGTAACCTCTGCCGAAGTGTCAGCATCCGTTGAACGAGAAGCCGCCCCTGCACCAGAAGCAACGGCTACATAAATACCGTTTTCCGACGCCGTGCCTTGGTCTTTTACAAGAACGCGGTTGCCAGCGACAAGTGTTACCCCATCAATTACATCGCCAGCCTCTAGGTCAGTTGAAAGGTTGATTGCAGCAGTTGTCGCTACCCTTACGGACTCCTTGACATCAAGACCCGAACGAGCGGAATCCACATAAGCCTTGGTGGCAGCGTGAGAGTCATCGGTGGGAGTAGCAACACTTATGCGACCAGTTGCATTGCGTTTTACCAGTTTGTCTCCAGTGGCGGCTGAAGTTGCACCAGTAAGGTCATTAAAGAATGCGGCACTGAGCAAGCCTGCACTATCGGTATCGGCGACGTTTAGAGTGAGAGTTACGGTGCCATTTGATGTAACAACATTAAGGGCTTCGGCAATTCCTGCACCACCACCAGAAACGATACTGTGAGGAAGCGAGCGCCAACCACCGTTTGCGTAAACGGCAATTACATCGGTAGTGGAGTTATAGACAAGATGACCCTCAAACGTGTTTTCAACGGCTGGAAAAGAAGTTACAACCTGAAACCTGGTGTTAATTAGTTCGTTCTGATTGAGGTCAATACTTGTTAGAAACTTCTGAGCCATAGTGTTTCCTTAGGTTAGGTATGCAAATCCGGAGAAAGCAGCACTGAATAAGATTCGCACTTGAGTGCTAGATAAATATTGTATCTCACCATAGACCACTGTATTGCTAGAATCTACAACCATTACACTAGGATTACCCCCTAGGGTATGAGTAATGGTCCATGTAGAGGACACCGAACCCTGCGTGTGTATGTGTCGTCTAGTTGGTCCAGAGGCAATAGACCCGGTGGTTACGGTGACGTTATTGACCGTTGTTTGTACGGTAACTAAATTCTGGTCTTCTTGATTTACGGTGACAGTATTCGGAGTATCCTGCTGAATATTGACCGTATTAGGGATACCAGTCATCGGGTGACCTCAAGGTTGAGCGTAAAGGCACCTTTTAGGAGTTTTGAGACTTGACTCGCTGAATTTATTATTTCCAGGTCGTACACACCGCTTGTTTCAAGTGCTGCGGTCTGTCCTGCCGTCATATTGATGGTTAGTTGTCCACTTGGGGAGTAGGCCGTTCCCGTTCCGCTGCCCACTCCAGTGGCTACAAATGATGTTCCCGCCGTATTATTAGCAGCACCGATTGCCGTAAAAGAGGTATTCCCTGCAGTCAAAATGACATATCTTGTACCTACAACGAAAGAACCAGCGTTGACCGTTGATGAAGCGGTATATACGATGCCACTATTTGCCGTCGTGAGTTCAATCATGACGGTGGTTGACTCAATGGTTCGACGTATCTGCATTCTGGCGGTAAAACCAGTAAAGTCATACGCAAGCATCGCACTACTGTCGTTGGGGTCGGGGTATTCCACCGTAATGATACGACTGAACGTCGAGCCCTGCTCACAAGTTATATTGTATGTTCCTGCAAGCATGGGTTACTCTCCTCTGATGCCTACAACATTGTAGTTGAGAGAAGTATGTGCTGGCAGGACTATCAGAGGATAGAGCCAGAATCCTTGTTGGAACCGACCTTTTTGAGTCCAAATGATGCGGCAACGATGAGTCCGGCAGCAACAACGCCAGTCTTTAGGCTGTCCGTGTTGGTCAGACCGTCAAAGTCTGCGCCAGCATTGACCCAGGCACCCAGGTACGAGGCGAGAAAAGCGGTAACTGCACGTTCTACAGTATCTTTAATAAATTTAATTGACATATTTTTCTCCTTAGTTTGAATTCATGTATGACAAAATTAAAGCATCTCTTGCCGTGGCACTGGTTGAATCTACATACGCCTTTGTGGCAATGGCTTGCCATGCAGCGCCATCGTAATAGTATAAAGTATCAGTGGCTTGAATAAAGCAAAGATTACCCTCAATTAAACTAGCAACATAGTTGGCGTTGGCATTACGAGTAGCAACGGTATCCCAAATTGTAGGAGTCTGTTGCATTAGGTACGTCATAGCATCTTCGGCATCAAGCGTGTCTCCTGAATTCCACTGTATATAGCCGCGATATGCCATAAAAACTCCCTATCCAAGCGGGTCATCATTAAATTGACCCAAAGTAGCACTGTTAAACGTAAATCTTAAGTCATTAACAACTTCTACTACTAGTTTATACCCTGCAGGGCGTGCTGGTTCCAACAATGCTTCCAATAATGGACTACGACCATAGGATGCCCATGGAGTTTCATCATACAAAG